CTCTTCTAATATTACCTCGTTTAGTGCTAGATATGAGGATAGAAAAGTTTTACCGGTACCGGCATAACCATGAAGCATTAGATTAGCGCCAGAATGATATGCGTCCCACACTCTCTCTTGGTTTACTGTTAGTGGCTGGATATGACGCAATTCAAAGTGGTGATGCTGTGCAAAGTTGTCATGTTGTTGCTTTGGCTGGTTATTAGCTCTTCTCTGCTTTCTTGACATATAGTTACCTTTATTGTTATTGTTCTTCACCTCGTCATTACAAACGAAAGAAGCCGCATCCTTTTTACGGGAGCGGCTTCTAAACTTGGGATTGAAAGGGTTGTTGGACAGAGTTTAAATCTCCTTTGGTATGTTCCAACGCTTGTTAGCAACTGCGGTAGCGCCGGGAACTTTCTCCTTCACCCTACCTAATACATATTTCATAAAATCACTTGGAGGCTTGGTTACGCCGATATTGACTGGATCTACCATCGTGAAATTGCGTAACACCTGCTCTAGATGTGGATTGTTCTTTGTGTATTCATCGTGTTCGGCCATAGTCATTGAGTTGGTGTGTTCTTCACCAGTCTCTTTATTCTTCCATGTATAATTAGGCATCACGTTTTCCCTTTGGGTCATATGTTCTGTTATTTAGTAAACCACCGTTCATTTGAGCGCCCATAAAATGCGGTGCCGACAATAATTTTTCGTAATGTGGATGATCTTCCAGATACTTATCTAACTCTGATATTGACATAAAAACGTCAAACTCTTCATCAGTATTCTTGTCACGGAAACTGTAAGTAGGACACATTATCTTTTCTCCACTTGTGTAAATGTAAAAAATACTATATAGTTATATAGGAGTTTTCCATATGATACCATATACTTACTATCTATATCACAAACAAACTGATACTCATTACTACGGTGTTCGCTATGCCAAAAACTGCGATCCAACTGATCTCTGGAATACATATTTTTCTTCATCCAAAAAAGTTAAAAAACTTATTGATGAATATGGAACTCATTCATTTAGTGTAAAGATTAGAAAAACATTTGATGATAAGAAACAAGCAATACTTTGGGAACAAAAAGTTCTTCGTCGTTTAAAAGTTTTATCTAAACCTAAATGGTTAAATGATAACATTAGTGGTGCCATATTATTAGAGAATCATCCAAGAGGTATGTTGGGCAAAAAACATACTAATAGTGTGAAAGAAAAGATTAGTAGAAGAACAAAGGGCAAGACCTATGAAGAATTATATGGCGATAGAGCTAAAGAGCAAAGACAACAAAGATCCGATAGTCATAAGAACAAACCTAAACCTTATCTAAAAGGTAAAACCTATGAAGAGATACATGGTATTGAGAAAGCACAGAAACTAAAAAAGATCAGGTCTAACAGAAAAGGTCACAAAGTATTAAATTTTAGAAAACCGGAAAAGAGAGAGTGTCCACATTGTGGCAAACTCTACGATCCCGGCAATCTAAAAAGACACCTCAACCGTATAACCATTGAGGAGGTTGTCGTTTAGTATATTTGTGAAGATGTTTTTTACCAAACTTGTAGTAGTTCCGATAACTTTTCACCACACTCTTACTATCTTTATACTCGTCAGGCATAGCCTCAGGACAGGAGGTCTTATAACCAATAGGTATATTATCTGGTAATGTAGATAACATATCAAATAATCCATCTCTCTGAATTTTATGTATCTTGCCATAACGATGTGTGTATTCTTTTAGGTAAGCATCAAGCAGGCAATATAGCCAGTTGTAGTTATTGTTGGATTCACGGGTCCAGACGGCACATGGATGATTGATATGTGTGGCAGAGTATAAGACAGACTGCCGATGATCGGATAGACGCCAACGCTTTACATTGCGACCAGAAGCAGTCTTATCGGTGTATTCAGTACCGTCAAGAACACGATGGGCTGTGGATAGAAGTTGAGAATATTCCAGAATCATTTTTACCACATGGCGATCCACGGCCCACTCGGCACATTCATTTACATCATTGGATAGAACAAAGATATTCATTAGATCACCGCATATAAGCATTTGAATTTAGGATGTGGACCAATCCAGTCCATAGCAATTCCTTTTATCTTCCGACGATGTTTCTTTTGATACCAAGCAAGGGCAGCACTCATGCCCATCTGTGTAATAAGTATACCACTACCAGTAGCACGAATAGCATCGGCGTCCACCAACTGCCATTGTAGTTGAGGATCCAGTTTATCCCAGTTGTTAGCAACCGCCAAAGATAGTTTATCATACTCACCATCATCTATAACATTAGTATCACAACGATAATACAAGTATGCTGACATAATCAACAATCTTGCGGCGTGATTAGGACTCATTTGGAAGTGCCTCGCTCTTGAAGATAAATCGTTTTTTCTCTTCATCAGTCCATTCAGAAAGATAACTGCTAACCTCATTGAATACTCGCAGGTATTCTTTCTCATCAATGACACGGTGAGACAAGATAGTTTCACCTATATGTTCCTGACCGAACTCCTCAAACTCAGGTTCATCACTACCAATATTCAGTGTAACATCATCAAGCGCATATTCATTAGGAACATTATCAGGCAACTCAACAGCATATATGTGACGAAACGTGGATACAGTTTCAACTAGGACAATCTTGCTCATTATATCAGTTCCTTTCGATCCAGTCAAGTATATCTTCTAGAAATTCAATCTCGTTTCGGAAGTGATGGTCTAAACGATCAACAGGTGCATCATTGACGCAAGCTCGAAGAACGTCTAGACGATCATAGAGTTTTTCTTTAATGTTTACCACACTACGTTTTTCTTTCTTAGCAGGCTCGGTCATCTTCTACTTCCTCATACCAGTGACGACAATAAAAATGATTACCACACAAATCAATCTCATGTTGCGGATAACCATTCTCTAATAACCATTGAATTGTATTTGTAACACCCTCAGGTAGAACTTTGGGAAAGCCATACTTCCAGCCAGCAGGCGGATCGATGTATTCAACCTTTGACATGTTTAACCCCGTCAATATGGGAACATTTGTTACGATACTTGTAAGCGGTACAGGTACACGAATAACGATTAAGTGGACCAGCGGTTACCACATACTTGCCTTCTACAATTGTAACATTATCTTTGCTCTTGGATACCCACGCTTTGATAATGCTACTCTTATCTAAGACACGAACCGGAGCATCCATGTCACCAGTTGTAAGAGCAAACTCATTCTCGGACAGAAACTTTAATCTAAATGGTCTGCCGATATACTCGACCTCAGAAGGAGAGTAACCCGTCGCACACGGGTTACTGGCAGGTTTATATTTTAGTTTCAACAGTGGCATTAGAGAACCTTCATATCTACAGTTGCCTCGAAAAACTTTTTCAAGTCACTCTCAAATGTGGAGTCCTTCATACCAAAGTCTTTCCAATGGATGAAAGCCTGATAGAGATTATGGATCTCGTCCACTGTTCTTTCGAAGGCTTCTATGTTTTCATCAATTTCACCGGGCATCATAATACGATAATCACGGCTCTCAACCTCTTCTATAAGTTCATCTGTTTCAAGTTGACTTAGATCGATTTGAACATTGGCGAAAGACATAGAAGCACTCCTATTGATTAGAGAAGTTTCTGAAGATCAAGACCTTCAATTGAGTCCCAATCACGGTCAACATTGAATGAGGTACCAACCTCACCAGTGTTACCAAACTGCTCGGTCACATCATCGTATTCACGGACACGCTTTGCAGCCTTAGAACGATTAGCAGCAACCTCTTTTAGTTTAGCAAGATTGGTAGCCTTGATTTCAGCAACCGACTTGGTTGACTTAGCAGGCTTAGCCACCTTAGCAGCCTTAGCCTTAGGAGCTTTAGCAGCACCACGAGGAGCGGAAGTAGTAGCACCACGAATAGACGCAGCATCAGCTGGCTCTTTGATCAACGTATAGGAAACGATCTTACGACCGTCTTTGTTGACACTAAACTCAAACCCGAGTTCACGGAGATAGAACACAAACTTGGAACTATATTCACCACCGACGATCTGATCGATAGCCTCGGGAGTAAAAGGCACGCCGGGCTGAATAGCGGGAAGAACCCTAGCGGCACGCTTGATATAACGATCA